AGCCGCACAGAAAGGAGGACAGTAAATAAGAAGGCTGTTGAAGCCATCGCCTATGCCGGTGGCTTCGAATCTCTCATAACGAACACCAAATGGATCATCGACAATTACCCGCTGATCGCTGCCGGGAAAGAATATGCACCGTTAAAACCTTCGACACCGGACTTTGAAGACACGGAAAAATACAGCCAGAAAGTGGAATTCGCCCCCGGCGTTTTCTCCGCCTCCAGCATCGAGATCACAGCCTCGATGTCCGTAGATGAAACGGTGCTTGAGGTGGCCTCCGCCGAGCTTTCACGCTGCACGGCATGTTCTTTATCCGGAAAAGACAATGGCCCTCTCATGTGGGACTGGTCCGCCAGAAACAAAGTCATGATTCTGGGGCAATTCCCCAACGCCGCCGAGCTGGATAAAGGCAAACCTTTTGTTGGTAAGACCTACACCAAAATGTGGGACATTTTGAAGGCCGAAGCAGACCTCACCCCGAGCAAGGTTTTCCAGGGCCACGTTTTCGCCTGCCAGCCGCCGAGCAATCGCTTGCAAAAAGAGATCATCGAAGCGTGCACGTGCCCGAAGCTGTGGATTCCGCAAATGGTCAAAGCCTGCTCACCCAATGTCATCCTGGCAATGGGCAACGCCGGCGTCGCTGCATTCACAGGCAAGGGGTCGGGAATCATGAAACTCAATGCAACTTCAATATGGCACGCCAAATACCGGGCGATGATCGTCTTTTGCATCACCCCCGGCATGATGGCTTATGACGACTCAGGAGAAAAGGAGGACTTGTTCAGAGAGGCGATTCGCAAGCTTAAGCAATATCTGTAAACGTACAGCAACCCGCCCGCTTGGGCAAACCTCATCAAAGGAGAAAAGACACTATGGCAACACTGCGCGAACTCAGAACAAAGGCAAAAGAGATGGGCATTGAATACGAAAAAACCACCACTGCCGACCAGCTACAAGACATGATCGCTGAAAAGATGTGTGAGACGGAAACAGCCGCCGCTACGGCACCCGCTGCCGCCCCCATCAGGCGAGCCCCGGCCGTTGAAGCTGAGACAGCACCCCCTGCGGAGGAGGAAGAAAGAGAGCCTTCATCCTTTGCTGATCAGATCGTTATCAACGAAGGTGACCTGAATACCGAATTTAAGAACCAGGCGTCGAAGTTCGCCAGCTTCGCGGCGGCTGAAGCAACCGCCAAAGCCAATGTGTTGACGGCAAAACTCCGGCTCGAAACTGTCGATTCGGAAATGACCAAAGCCATTCGGGACAAGTACGCCGCAAAAGGCGAGAAAGTCACCGAAAAAACCATCCTTTCCGAAGTCATTGTCAGTCACGAATATCAACAAGCGTACAAACACTGGATCGATGCAACCCGTGACGCCGACATTGCCCGCGGGGTCAAGGAGGCATTCATGCAACGCAAAGACATGCTGATCCAATTGGGCACCGCCCGCCGGGCCGAAATGGATCAAATCGGCATGAGCTTGAGAGATCGTGCAAAGGAGGTGATGGCAAAAGCATCATAAGACAGAAAGAAGGCCATTTTTATATCTTTAAATCATAGTAATCAATTACATTCATAAAGGAGCCCACTATGAGCTTGAATCTTGAAAAAATCCGCGCCAACCGTGACAAAGCCAGAGAAGAAGCTGCCCGTCGGAATGCCAACTTTTACGAGTGGAAAAACCGCAACACCCTCCGCATTCTGCCGCCCTGGGCTGGCGCTGAGGATTTTTCACGGATTTTTGGCAAGCATTGGCGCCTCGGCCCCGAGGGCAAGACGATGGTTTTCTGCCCGCAGATCTGTTTCGGTGCGCCCTGCCCCATCTGCAACAACGTCGAGGCGATGTGGAAAGCCAAGCCCGATGAAGCCACGAAAGAATGGCTCAAAGAAGTCGGTGCCTCCCCTCGCTTTTACGTCAACGTCATCGACATGGACGATCTCGAAGCCGGTATCCAGATCGCTGAATTTCCCAAAACGGTGATTATGGAAATCTGGAACCTGATGGTCGATGAAGACGCCGGCTTGAAAGACATCACGCACCTGGAAACCGGCCGCGAGATCATCATTGAAAGGAACGGCAAGGGGCTTTCCACCCGCTACAGCATTCGTCCGAAACTGACCTCGTCTCCGGTGCCGATCCCCATCAGCATTGAAGACCTGCCGAACCTGGACAACTTCGTCCGGAAAGAATCGTATGAAAACCTCAAGCTGATTTGGGAAGGCAAAGAACCCCTGCCCGCTCCGGAGGCCAGAGCCCTGCCTGCTCCGGAAGCCAGAGAAGCCGTCATCGATATGGAAGTCGGAAGGGACGGGAGGCATGTAGCCCCCGCAGCGACTCCGGCTCCGGTGACCCCTGCTCCAGTAGCTCCAGCCCCGGTGGCTTCCGCACCGGTAGCCCCTCCGGCGGCGCCTGAAGCAACCACTTGTTTCGGCAATTTCGATGAATCCAACTCGGCTTGCTTGGACTGCATTGAGCAAGATGACTGCGAGATGAAACAGCTCGAAATAAAACGAGCTGCCCGAAAGGCTACCCCGCCGGCGGCTGCCAAGCCTGCACCCGCAGCGGCCCCGGCCCCGGCAGCTCCACCGGCCGCAAGTGCAATCTCCGAGGCTGATTTGATCGCCGAAATGAACGCTGCCATCAACCGCTAACCCCCTTACCCCACGGGGCGGTCATTCCGCCCCGTGGTGCCTTTAAAGGAGGTGTCTCAATGATTCTTGTGGTTGACGGGAATAACTTGGCTTTCGTCGCCAATTCAATCGAATCCTTATCGCGGGCCGATGGTTTCCCAACGCAGGCCATCGCCAATTCCCTGAAGTTGTTGCGGAGCTATATCCTCAATTTCCGCGCCGAAAAAATCTTTGTTGCCTGGGACGGGGGTAAATCGAAAAAGCGGTTAGCCCTCCACCCGACGTACAAAGAAAGCCGGAAAGAGAAAAACAAAACACCAGCCGCAAAAATGAATTTTGAGGAGTTGTTGGTGCAGCTTCCGATCCTCAAACAAGCCATCGCCGATCTCGGGCTTTACATCATGCAAGGCCCAGGAATTGAAGGAGATGATTTGGTCGCTTTAATGGCCAAACAGCTTGATCGGGCCGGCAAGAAAGCCACCATAATCTCGTCGGATTCAGACTTTCACCAACTGGTTACGCCGAACGTCAGCGTTTATTCTGTCATGTCGCGTAAAAGCGGCCGGCACATCACCTATGAGAATTTCTCAGAAGTGTATGAAGGGCTAACCCCCGAGCAGTTCCTTGAATTCAAATCCTTACAAGGAGACTCCAGCGACGACATTCCGGGTGTCAAAGGTATTGGCCCGGTCGCTGCCCGCAAAATCTTGCTCGAGTTTGGCTCGGTTGTCGACTGGCGAGATAAGGTCATTTCCGGGGCTGTCAGCCCCTCCAAAACCCAAGAGAAGATCATCACAGGTTGGGAGTCATTTATTCTCAGCCGATCGATGATCGACCTGCACACGCCTTTGGCAGACTTTTCGACGGCTAAAATCCACCGGCAAGAGCCCGATTGGAACGCCGTCCGCGTAATGGCCTTGGACAATCAAATCAAATCCATTTTCGTCGACTTTCAAACCTGGATCAGCCCGTTCAAACGGCTGCACTAAGGAGGACCATGGTACGAACACCAGCTATGAAAAAAACAGATGTAATCGATCTGGACGACCTTGTTTCCGACGTTAAGGGCGTCTTGAAAGGCGAGCTGACGATCCTCAAAGATGTGGAGCGGTGGATACCCACCGGAATCCCGCAGCTCGATGTCGCCTTGGGCGGTGGCCTGCCAGTGGGCCGCCTGGTGACATTTATCGGCAAAAAAAGCGTAGGAAAATCAACCCTTTCAGTTCACTGCATGGCTCAAATCCAAAAACATAATGGCATAGCCCTCGGCCTGGATGTCGAACGATCAAACCTCAAAACCCGTTGTGAAGCCCAAGGACTCGACATGGCCCGCTATCTGGCATGCCAGCCCGAAACGCTGGACAGCTACGAGGAGGAAGACATCGACACGGGCAAAAAGGTCAAGCACAAAGGCGCTTTCGACATCATGGAAAACGTGATCCGGGTGGTTCGCAAAAAGAACAAGGACGCCCTGATCGGCATCGTCCTCGATTCGGTCGCCGGCTCATCGGTCGCCAGTGAAATGGACAACGACGTTGGCAAAGCAGGCATGGGTGCTCATTCGAGAATCCTGTCCCAGGCGTTCAGGAAAATCATGCCCGTTATTCATGACATGAACTGCGTGTTGCTGCTGGTCAACCAGCTAAAGCAGAAAATCGGAGTGATGTTCGGCAATCCGGACACCTACATCGGCAAGAACCCGATCGATTTTCACAGCGCCATCACTCTTGAGATGACCCGAGGCAAAACATTCCCGGAAGGCTCCAAGGACGAAGACGCCGAAGGGATCATCACCAAAGTGCATGTGTCAAAAAACAAGGTCGGCAAGCCCTTTGGCCGGATCGAATACACCACCTTTTTCGACCGTGGCATCGACGTCCTTTGGGAGTCTATCGGGTTCGTCCGGACCAACACCAATCACTTTGGCACATCCGCCGGATACTACGAATGGGAAGGGAAGAAATACCGGCAGAAGCAGATCTATGAGATAGCCAAAGCCGATGAAAAAATAGCTGCCCAA